GATATACAACCAGATTTAGTACTGTTGCAAGATAGTTTAAACAAACATTTTTTACCACGTTTCAAAGGTTATGAAAATGCTGTGATTGAATGGGATTGTACGGAATTGCCAGAGATGCAGGAGGATATGGTAAAAATGATAGAGTGGTTGGATAAACTACCGTTGACACCTAACGAAATGCGTACTGCTTTTAAATATGAAACGCTAACAGATGATGGTATGGATACTGTTTGGATAAATAGTGGTAAAATGCGAGTGGATGAAATAAGCGAGGGTACTTTTAATAATGCTAATAATCTATAATGAATTGGCAAAAGCAACAAAGTATCTACGAGCGTAAAGCATACCGAATAATTCAGAATCACATAAAAAAGATACTGAATGATTTACCTATTAACAACGTATCAAAATCAACGTTAAACTATCTTTTACAAGGCAATATTAGCGAAGAAAAGATAAAAAACATGTTTGTAGAAATATACACTACAATCGGTTTTGACTACGCTAAAAAGGTTAATTTGACTTTTGAAAGGTATAAAAAAAAGAATATTCTTTTTAATGATGAATTGTTAAAGGAAATTTTACTATTTTTGTCTAACGAAGGCGGTATTAAAATAGTATCGGTTCGTGATACGTTAATTGAAAGCATTATAAAAGAAGTAAACGAGCAATTAAACGAACAAAACTCTTTAATTGATATTCGAGATGCTATTTATAATATCGTGCGTAAATCGCAATCATTTTACAAATGGCAAGCGTTACGAATTGCAAGAACTGAAACAACAAGTGCGAGCGGGTTTGCTGCTTACCAATCAGCATTACAAAGCGAGTTAGTAATGGAGAAACAATGGATCAGTGCAACGGATAACCGAACACGTAGAGATCACATTATTGAAAACGGGCAAAAAGTAGATTTAGAAGAACCTTTTATAATGGCAGACGGCAGTAAGTTGCTTTATCCTGGAGATATAAAAGGAAAAGCAAGTCAAATTATAAATTGCAGATGCACAATAGGTTTTATACCTAAAAGAGACGAAGACGGAATGTTAATAATAAAAGGTTAGTATATGGATTTTAAACAATTATCGTACGATTTAAAGGAGTTAGACGAAAAGAAAGGAGTAGTAACCGCTTATGCAAATGCTTATAATTTCAAGGATAGCGATGGAGATATTTCGGCTTATGGTTCGTTCGAAAAAACGGTAAACGAAAATTTTAAACGTATTCGAGTATTGAAAGACCACGATCCTAAAATGATGATTGGTGTACCTTTGACAATAGATACAAAAGATACATACGGATTACTTACAACTAGTCAATTTAACATGAATAAAGACTTAGGTAGAGATATGTTTCAAGATGTAAAATTGATGCATGAAAACGGATTAAATGCTGAGTTATCTATCGGTTACAAAGTAATGCAAAGAGACCAAAAAAATAAAAGCATTATTAGCGAATATAAATTGATGGAATATTCTTTTTTATCTAGTTGGGGTGCAAATGAGTTAAGTACGGTACAAGGTATTAAGAATATAAAATCTACTTACGGAATATTAGAATTAATTGAAAAAGCATACAATTTAGATTATTCTGACAACAGATTAAGACAAATTGAAACAATATTGAAAGCACTTACAACAGAGCCGTTAGAACCTAACACTTTGAATGAAAAGCCGCTTATTTTAGACACGTTAAAATCATTTTCACAAACACTAAACATTAAATAAAATGGCATTAGATTTAGAATTAAAACAAGAGTTCGAAGCAATAAAAACAGGCTTAGAAACAAAAACATCAGTAGAAGTAAAAAGTGCAATTGACGCATTAGAGTTGAAATTAGCTGATACAGACGCTAAAACGCAAAAAGCATTTGAGGCTAAATTAGCGACTTTGACTTTAGATATGGAATCTAAATTCATGGCCGATATTAAAGCGGTTCAAGAACATGCCGATAAATTAGATTTAAAATTAAACGCTACTACTAAAGTTAACGCAAAAGGTGCTGAAAACTTTGATGATGTATTAAAAGAAGCTATTTTAGGAAAGTCAAAAGAGATTGAAGATTTTAGAGACAAAAAAACTAAATCGGTAGAACTTGAATTAAAAGCGGTTGGAGATTTTACAACTTCAAACGTTACAGGCGGAAACAGATACGGTCAATTATTTGCACCTCAGATTATCGATTTACCTTCTCGTAAAATGCATATGGATGAAATTCTACCAGGCGGGACGATTGGCGCTGGTAATTCATTCACTTTCATGCGTGAAGTTGGGGTAGGTGAGGGAGAAATTGCCCCAACTGCTGAGGGAGCTACAAAAGCACAATTTGATTTAGATCTTGAGGAATCCACCGTACAAGTAGAGACTATTGCAGGTTGGATGAGAGTGACCCGAAAAGCAATGAGTAATATACCTGGTTTCATCTCTTATTTGCAACGCAGATTACCACAAAAATTTAGAAATGTTCTTGACAACCAAGTATTATACGGATCAGGAACAACTCCAAACATCAAAGGTATTTTAACATCTGGAAATTTTACAGCTTCAAATGCAACTATTACTTTGCCTTTAATTGAAAAAATCATTTCTGATATTTCAAGATTAGAAGATGCATTTGAAAGAAACGCAAACGCAATAATTTTGAGACCATCAGCTTACTATTCTTTTTTCTTGAATAAAGCTAGTGGATCAGGAGAGTACGATTTACCTCAAGGGGTTTCAATTGTAAATGGTCGTTTATTCTTTATGGGTATTCCTGCTTATGCTTCAACTGCATTAACAGGTACTGATTATATAGTAGGGGACTTAGAAGGTGCTCAATTACTTACTCAGGAATCAATGAGAATTGAATTTTTTGAGCAAGACGGTACAAATGTTAGAGAAAATAAAGTAACTGTACGTATTGAAGGGAATTTTGCATTACCTGTTTACGGTTCTACTTATTTTATTAAAGGAACTACTGCACAAGCATAATTAATTTAAAAGAAAGGAGAATTAAACCGATATATTTTATATATCGGTTTTTTTGTTTATATTTGTGTATTTACAATTGATATTTTTTTGGTGTTTTAACTTTTTTGCCCGCTGCTTAATTGTGTCGGGTTTTTTTATTATCTTTGAATAACTTGAAATTTAATAAGGCATGAAAATTATATTTTTAAAAAATCATTTGCATTTCTTGGAAGGAGATGATTGGGAAGTAAGCGGAGCAATGTCTAGATATTTAGTTAGGGTTGGAGTTGCTAAAATAGAAGAAAAAGCTAAAAAAGAAAAGGCTAAAAAATGAGTTATTTAGATGTAATATCATTGCAACGTGCGAAAGACTATCTTAGGGTAGATTTAGGCTTTAATGATGACGATGTACAAATCGAATCAATGATTAAGGCATCTTTGCGTTTTATTGAAAAGAGAACTAATCATATAATGTTTGAACAAGATAAAACCTATACAGGTGTTTGTCAAGTTAAAGTATATGATTTTCCTATTAATTCAATTATAACAACGCCTACGCCTTTTAACGTTAATTATTCTTTATTTAAGATATTTCCAAACGATAAAGAGGTAGTTTTAAATGTAGGCTATGCAGTTGGTGAAGTGCCAGAGGATTTAATTGAAGTTGCTTTGCAGATGTTAAAAGTTTGGTACTACGAAAGTGAAAAGCAAGTAAATACAACGCTTATACCTATGTCAGTTCACGAGGTTTTAGATATTTATAAAAGATTTATGTAATGATTAGCAGACAATACACTCGTAAAATACAAATATTCAAAACTACTAGCGTTTCAGATGGTTTTGGAGGTTATACCGTTCAAGATGTTTTAATTGGCTCATATTGGGCAGAAGTAAAACAAAATAGTGCATTTAAAGATAACTCAATAGGCAATTCACAAATTAAAAACAACTATACTTTTAAAATTCGTGCTAACATAAATTTAGATATGGATATTTCAAATTTAAGTATCGTATTTAATTCAAAGAAGTACGTTGTTAACGATTTGCGTTACGATGATGAGTTATTTAGATTTGTAACAATTAGCGCAAATGGTATCCAATAAACTAAATAATACTAAAATGGAAAAGAAAAGATTGCCTTTGTATAGCGTAAAAGAAATGTGTAATGCTTTTGATAAATTGCTAGAACAAAAGAAAGATTTAAACAAACCTATTGATAATGGGATCAGTTAAAGGAATAAACGAGACTGTTAAAGAATTGCGTAAGTTTGGCAAAGACGCTATTGAATTAATTAATGCTGAAACAGAGGACGCAGCTAATGATATTTCGGGAAATGCTAAAAAGCTAGCACCTAAAAACTTCGGTAAATTAGCTCAAAGTATATCAGTTAAAAAAGAAAAAGACTCTTTGTATAGTGTTCGAGTTAATGAGTTTTACGGTGCTTATATGGAATTTGGCACAGGAACAAAAGTACAAGTCCCTGCTG